CCCGACCCGACCTCGAGCAATACTAGCCATGACCCCGACCAACCCCGGCCAATCATCCCCCGACCAAAGACAATCGCCCGCCAACCCCGACCCGACCCGGCTTAAACCATGAACCACGAGCTCCCGACCATGGATCCCGTCGAACAGATATAGGTTCGAGGAAGAGAGGGGGGAGACTAAGTAGAAGCTCACCCCTCCAGATTTGCAGTGCGCGTAATTCCACGCCACCTGGTGTGATGATACATTTACTCTGTTAGAATTTGTTATTTTGAGCTCAACCCAAAACGGCACACTCTCCGCGCACATGTAAACGTCTGGAACGCCGCCGCCATAGCGGTTTTCAATCCGCGTCGTGTGCCAATGCCGGGGTATCTTTTCCTTCAACCTTTTCCACAGGAGTGTCTCCGTCTTTTGTGTCATCTAAGACCTCATACTTTGCCTCAATAGTTGGCGGAAACACTTGGGGGTTTTCTTTGTATAATTTCGCAAGACGCTCCTCAATTTCTTTGCCATCCATCTTTTCAATCGCATGAAAATGACTCGTCTCACGCCGATCTACCGTCAATCCTCCCAAAGAAGAAATAGTTTTCTCCGCAACAATGGCCGCAGAATATTGTTCACTGCCTTCGGCGCCTTCCGATAACTCGCGCAATCTTTTTATCTGGCCCAGCAGGGTCACGCCATACCGGCGCTCCCGGTCTTCTCGAAGTTCGGATATTAATTCAGCCACATGAGGAAACAATGATGAATCCAGAAGCTTATGCGCTTGGATTCTGGAAGCGCCTTCAGCGTAACCCGCCAACCTGGCACATGCGGCATTGGAGCGGGTACCATCGACATAGTGCCGGGCAAACTCGCGTTGTCGGTTCGTTAATTTCCGCCCGTGGGTTTCTTCGATCTTGTCAGCTTTCCTATCCAGTATTTTTCCCATTCGATGTGCCCTGCTCCTGTGAGAAGTGTCATGTGCCTGTGAGAAGTGTCATGTACCGGACACTTTTACCGTATATACGGAATTTCAAAAACCTTTTTCAAAAAAGAGGTCTCGCGCGTGCGCTATTCATAAAAATGTGTCATGTAGCAGTATTTATTCTTGTTGTTATTCAACCACTTACAGACCCCCATTTAAAAAGTGTCCGAAGTGTCATGTATAGTGTCATGTTGACAATTCAATGTTTTCAATGGCTTACGAACCAAGAACAGTGCTACATGACACCATGACACTTTTTTTCACCCAAAAAAACTTTTCAAAAACTTTTTTTTCAAATCGCCCCTATATGTGTCAGAGCGTCATATTTGCCCTTCTCCAAAATTCTTTTGTTTTAGCGTTGCATCTCCCATCCATCGTGGTACTATCTGGGTGAGGCATAAAGGGGAAACGAAATGGATAAGGGTTTCAAGTCTGCGTACATCGACGGCCCAGCAAGGCTAATGGCCGCGCTGACGGAGGTCAAGGTCCGTTGTCCGTCATGCACTGGCGACGGCCATTTGGGCCAAGAAGAGTGTTCCGTCTGCCACGGTGAGGGATCCATCCCCCGCGAGATGGCGACTTATGAAGCGCAAGCGAAGGGGGATTACTGATGCCTAATTGGACAGCCAACACTTTGGAGTTAAGCGGGAGCAAAGAGGCCACGCAGAAATTTCTGGATATGATGGGGGATGATTTTGATTTTGAGAAGATCATTCCCAAGCCAGATGATTCGGATGATTGGCGCGAGTGGTCGATTGAGAACTGGGATACGAAGTGGAATGCGTGCCAATGCGAGCCTGTCAAAATAGAGGAGTACCCCGCGATAAGTATGCGCATTTTGGTCTACAGGTTTGATACGGCGTGGAGTACGCCAGAGAAAGTCATTAGAAAAGTCGCCAAGGACTGGCCTGATCTGGAAGTAAGCGGCGGATGGATTAGCGAAGGCTACGAAGACTGTGGGAATTTCTACAGTTTTGGGGATTACGACTGATGGACATGCATTTTAAAACGACGGTCAGGGGCGGGATGCCTGTGACCGTGTGTTGCACGTTTGGTCAGTCGGAGCCGGATGTCGGGATTTTCTATCCGGAGATCACCGACATCTGGCTCGAGGTCCGTGGAAAGCGCGCTGTGTGGCTTGAGAAACGCGTTACGGATGCCGAGTGGCAACAGCTGCACGCCGAAGCTTATGACGAGGATTTGCAGAGATGACATTCCTGCTGATTGCCGTACTTGGCGAACAGGATTTTTGGTTTACCGGCTTCGCTTCCGAGGCCGCGTGCGCAGCCCAAGCGCTTATGATGGACCTGGATTGGTGGGCATGTGTTCCAATCTCCAACAACTGATGAGGTAGTACAATGGACATCGAACAACGTGTCGAGAAGCTCGAACGAGAGGTTGAGTTCCTCCTCGCCGAGGCCATCCGCGAGGAAGAAGGAGTTGAATGGGACTTTTCTCAGGATAACACCGTGGAGAGCGAGAGGCTGAAGGTTCGCCACGAGATGGCGAAGGGCGTATCCGAGATTGTGACAAATGCCGGCATAACCATTGATGATCTTTCCAAGTTTGGCGGAATTGACAAGCGCACTTGGAAGGATTTGTTCAACTGTGCCAAGGCCGAGTATGATTACGAGAATCTGGCAGCCGCCAGGCAGGCGGACGATAAATATCGCAGTGGAATTAGCAATCTTGCGACCTCGCTGAAGGGACTTTTCGTTCTGCGCGAGGCTCTCAGGTGCCTTCCCATGCCTGTTTTTTCACAGGAAGAGTTCAATAAGCGCAAGCAATCTGATGAGGCTTGTGAAAAGCTTCTTGAGGGGCATGACGGGAAGTGCGACGGCTGGGCTTCCAGTTTTAGGACTGCAAAGCTTTTCGCCCAGCAGCAAGGTTATTTAGGGGCGTAATTTTCAGAAGGAATACAGACATGTCAGACTTTGAGATGCAGATCGATGAGGCTGTTAACGAGCGGCTTAATGAAGAGAAAGCTCTTCGTGTTCCTGTTCGCAAGTTAGGTCGCGACATGGAAAAAGCGTCCAGCACGCTTACGGCGGTTGAGGCGAGGTATTTGGTCGATTCCTACTATGCCATGCAAGCCGGGCGCATTCGCGCCAATAACCAAATCCGCGCCCTCACGCAGAGCGGCGAACCGCACGAGAGCATCGCTTGGCTTTCGACCGAGAGCCGTGTTCTGGAGGAGAGTGTCAAGCGCACGCTGGGCGCGTATTCGGCGAACCATCCTGTTGGTAAGAGGATGCGTACCGTCGTGGGCGTTGGGCCGGTTATTGCCGCTGGTTTACTTGCGCACATCGACATTACGAGGGCGCCGACTGCTGGTGCGATCTGGCGGTATGCCGGCTTGGATCCAACCAGCGAGTGGAAGAAGGGCGAAAAGCGTCCACACAATGCTTCTTTGAAGACGCTGTGCTGGAAGCTGGGCGAAAGTTTCGTCAAGGTTTGCAACCACAAGGATGCGGTTTACGGTAAGCTTTATCAAGAGCGCAAGGAAGTGGAACTCATCAAGAACGAGGCTGGCGCGTTTGCCAGTCAAGCAGCCGCCAAGCTGGAGAAGTTTAAGATCGGCAAGACCACGGACGCGTACAAGGCGTATTCCATCGGCAAGCTTCCGCCGGCCCATATCCATGCGCGTGCGAAACGCGTTGCAGTGAAGATGTTCTTATCGCATTTGCACCAGGTTTGGTATGAGGTTGAGTTCGGCAAGAAGGCGCCAGTGCCTTATGTGTTTGAGTTTGCAGACAAGGAGCATGTTCACAAGATCGAGCCTAATTGGTAGAGATCCACATGCGCTGAGCGAACCAAATAGCTGGAGAGATCCATTCGGGGTGAGCGAACCAACTTGGCTGAGAGATCCACCAGACAAGAGCGAACCACTTAATGTGAGAGATCCACGTTCACAGAGCGAACCAAGTGGATGGAGAGATCCAAAATCTACGAGCGAACCACGTCAAGGGAGAGATCCATGCCTCGTGAGCGAACCACTGGGAACGAGAGATCCAGCCAGCGAGAGCGAACCAGGGCATCCGAGAGATCCACATGACAAGAGCGAAACCAGATGCGCTGAGAGATCCATTGTCTGGGAGCGAACCAGTTCAGTAGAGAGATCCAATCAGCGCGAGCGAACCACAAAGGACGAGAGAGATCCATATTGGATGAGCGAACCAGGATACCAGAGAGATCCAGCGTACGGGAGAGAACCAAGTAGACCGAGAGATTCATGACAAAAGAGCGAACCATAGTCAGCGAGAGATCCACGAGTTCCGAGCGAACCAGGCTGTATGAGAGATCCATGACTCAAGAGCGAACCAACACGCCTGAGAGATCCAATAAGAACGAGCGAACCATCGTTGGCGAGAGATCCACAGAGCGAGATCGAACCAAAAAACTTGAGAGATTCATCGACCCTGAGAGAACCAGGTTACCCGAGAGATCCACCTCCGGAGAGCGAACCACGTTACCCGAGAGATCCAACCAGAATGAGCGAACCATCGTTGGCGAGAGATCCAAGGGGATTGAGCGAACCACGATACCAGAGAGATCCAACTGACATGGGTATTTTGGAATATCTTGCATTGATGCTATTGAGTAGTCTAATCGTCGGCGTGCTGACGTAGATGCTGACTACTCTTGATCTTTTTGCGGGGATTGGTGGCTTTGCGCGGGGACTCGAAGCCACTGGTTTCTTTCGCACAACATGCTTCGTGGAGAACGAACCGTATTGCCAAGCTGTGCTGCGGCACCATTGGTCCGAAGTCCCTGTGCTAGGAGATATAAAAAATGTCCAGAGATCCGATCTCCCAGACCCCAGCCCAGATGTCATTGTTGGGGGATTCCCCTGTCAGCCGTTCAGCCACGCAGGAAAGCAGCGCGCCCAAGACGACCCCAGACATCTCTGGCCGGAAATGTTTAGACTTATCAGGGAATGTCGGCCCACTTGGGTTATTGGAGAAAATGTTGCTGGAATCATCAAGCTGGGCTTGGACGAAGTACTCTCTGACTTGGAGAGCGAAGGCTACGCCACAAGGACGTTTAATATTCCAGCTTGCGCGGTTGGCGCCCCGCACATCCGCCAACGGCTCTGGATTATTGCACACGCCGACAGCCAAGGCGAACCAGATGGCGCCTTCGATGGTGACACGAGACAAGGGCAGTTGGGGTTTGGGTGGAGCGAAACCTCATCACATGGTTCCGACGCCGACGAGTCAGGATCACATCGAGCGGCAGAACACCAACAAGACCCCAAGCACGGGCAAACTCAATTACGAGACAAACAAGTCGGTGAGTTTGGACAGATGGGTAAAGATGTGGCCGACGCCGAGCGCGAGGGAGACGGGCGGGGGCGGCTATCAGGATCCCGAAAAGATAAAAGCGAGAATGGACAAAGGCCATCAAACCAATTCGTGCGATGCAGTAAAGTTGTGGCCGACACCGCGAGTATCGATGGCCAACGGTCCATCGGCCAAGGAGGTTGCACAAGGGAATCCGAAGCGGCGTTTGGAGACGGAGGTGGAGTTGTGGCCGACACCGACGAAACAGGATGCGAGCAACAACGGCGGTCCAAGTCAGCACAAGAGGAACAGCCTTCCCTTGAACACGGCGGTTCTCTATCCGACGCCGAGCGTCCAAGAACCAGGATGGAAAAATCTAGAGATAGTGGACAAGGACGGCAATCCGCCGACACACGCCAATCAAAGGTTTTACGACAAGAAGACGGGGCGTGTAGTTCAGAAGGGCTTGCAGCAAGTGGTGACAGACCCGAAGTCTGGTGGAAAGTTGAACCCCCAGTGGGTCGCGTGGTTGATGGGTTACCCAACCGAGTACCTCAACTCCGTGCCTTGGGAAACTCGATCATCCCGCAGATCGCGCAAGAAATAGGGAATGCGATTAAGGCGCTTGAAAATGACGAAGAGGTATAGCCATTGGTTCTGGCACAGTTCTCTTATACAGTGGATTGAGGGTGTGATAGTTAAGCTGGATAATTATATATGGCGTAAGCGTTGGAATGGATAATGTATGAGTTTACGAGGGTATTGTATTCAAGAGACCTAACCCACTCCCAACACATGTTGATGGAGGAGTTGATTGAAGCGTGTCAAAGATTGTTCAACCGATCACCGATGCCTTTGTGGGATCAGATGTACATGTTGAAGGCCATATCTTACAGGGAATTACAAAAAGAATATAAGAGATGAGACAAAAGCTTCCGGATAGACGATTGTCGGTGACACGCTTGATGGGCGATGAATATCACGTCTCTTTTGGCTGGGATCCGCGAAACGGCGCCCTTCGAGAGGTGTTCATCAAGGGATCGAGGATAGGCAGCGACATGGAGATGCTACTTGATGATGCCTCTGTGGTGTTGTCATTAGCACTTCAGTATGGTGTTCCAGTGGATCAATTAGTTCATAGCCTGGACACGGGCCGGGAAGAGGGCGCCAAGTCAATTATCGCCCGAGCGATTGCGGAGATGGAAAATGTTAAAAAGGAGATCGCCGGCAGCGACGGCCTTAGCCAATCGGTTGTTCCACCAACGGAAAGTGCGCCCTAAGAAGGGTAGAGGGTCATATAGAAGATGGCACAGGAGCAAGTATGGTCAGGGGGAACAACTCCCACATGCCGATGGTGCGATCAGACCGTAAACCCTGAATCATGTTTCGCGGACATGGTGATAAAGGGAGATGATATGAAGTGGATATGCAACTGTGGGAAAGACGTGACTCAGGAATCCGAGTCTTTAATAGCGTCGAGCTCATAACCCATCGATTGTAGCAAACACTCTACTTTGTAGATTGAGGGTTCTGCGATCTTTTTGCGCTCATAATTTTCAATTGTACTGGTTCCAATACCGGACATCATGGAAAGTTGTGGGCGCGATAAGCCGGCCTCTTTCCGTATGGCCATTAAAATATCGGCCCAATGGGTTTTTAGTTTTATACACGTCAATGTTTCAACTGATCTTCTTCCTCGAAGTCATCTAGGATATCTTCGTAGGTTGCTGACTCATCCCCTGCCATTATTCCCAGTGCCACAGTTAACAGTTTAGCCACAAGATAAGTCAAGACAGGAAAACCCATCGTAGTAACGCCGTATTCAATCGCCACGCGGAAAACAGCGATGGTTCTAGCCACGTCAGAAATTTCATATTCCTTAGATTGAGTGATTTCTGTGAGTTTGTTATAGAGTAGGTGTAAATCCTTCTCACTCATCGGTTTTAGCCCTAGCGTACATGGCCAACACATCTGCATCTGCTTTGCCAATAGCAACTGCGGCATCCACTAGGAATGCTATTTGCTGCGCCGGCGAGCGGTGGTTTTTCTTAGCCATATCCCCAAGCTTTTCCCAAGTGGGTATAGGAACGGCAACCGATTTGTACTTTTTTATGTCCGGCATTTTAATCTCCTTTAGATTTGTGCCCGAAAGGCGGGCAGATGGTTATCTTGTTTTGAGATAACCATTCCTCTTTTTGGGCTTCTTCGTTAACCTCACACGGTCGGCCATGCTGGGAAATCCATTTCTGCATTCTTTGTTGCCGGTGATAGATGTTATTCCAGGTAGGCTTCTTTTGTCGCCAGCCGCTCATTTAAGCCATTCCCTCAATTCTTCCCCCATGACCACGCTGGCAATATCCATCTTGCTTCGCAGAGCCTTCACAATTCTTTCGTCAATCGTGTTCTCTGCGATTAGATCGATGTACGTAACGTGGTTCGCTTGGCCGATCCGATGCGCCCGGTCTTCGGACTGCATACGAACAGCCAGGTCGAAGCTGTTGGCGAAATAGATCACGGTTTGGGCTGCCGTTAGCGTGATGCCATAGCCGCCTGTCTGTGGATTGCCGACGAAGAACCTGGCATCGCCTTCTTGGAACTGTTCTATGGCGCTGGTTCTTTCATCATCCGACGTGTCGCCGAAATAAGTGACCGTGGACCGTGGACCGTATTCCTTGGCAAGAGCGACTGCAATTCGCTTTACGTCATACCGGAAGCGTGACCAGATAATGACTTTGCCTTCGACTTCCTCGAGACAGGATATCAGTTCTGTAAGCCTGTTATCGTCTATCTCAATGAATTCCCCACTGTCTGTTTTGGTGTGACCTGATAGGACTTGCTGCATC